CTGAATTCTAACATACAACTATTGGAGGTGTCAGTATGAAAATAGATAAATATGATGTGCTGGCTGTTGTAGCTTGTGTGCTGGCACTAATCATGGCGTGGTGGTTATCATGAAGATGATTAACTGCCAGTATGGTTATGTGAGTCCGATAGAACTCAAGGTATTTAGTGAATTAGATCGTGAGTTAAAACAAAAGCAGCGTCGTGCTAAACAGCATGGCGCTTTTAATTTGCACAAAGGTGGTGATGATCATGCCAAGAGTAAGACGCTGTAGACAACCAGGATGCCATGCCATGGTTAACTTCCCTGATCATTATTGCCAACAACACTATGAACACGAGGCTGAGTACCTAGCAAGCCGTGAGCGTTGGGCACGTAGCCACGATAAGCATTACACGCACAAGTACAACACCGTCACACGCAATCGTGATGCGACAAAACGAGAACAATACAACTTCTATCGCACACGACAATGGGCACATCTAAGACAACAAGTCCTAGATCGTGACCATTACTTGTGTCAGTACTGCAAGACAATAGGAAAGCTTACGCCTAACAGCAAAACAGTAGACCATATTGTACCCGTGGAAGCACAGCCTAATAGCAAGGCAGATATCAACAATCTAGCGGTGATATGTAGGCAATGCCATCATAAGAAGACCATCTGGGAACAAACATACTATGGTACAGGAAATGGTAATGAGCTTACTAATGCAGACCCAATTGAGAATATTGGTGAAATTGTCAAATTAATGAATGATCGACATCCTTAAAGGCACTTATTAGCTCGTTAGATAGCGAATAGACAATGCACGATCATTTACATTAAATCAAAATAAAAATATCCCCCCGCCCCTATTTTAGCCAAGGAAGAGCCACACATTGCCGTCATTTTGTGACGCAAACGATTTTTGAAATATTTTAGGTAGGGGGGGTCACCCAATAATGAAAGGAGGCAGATAAAATGAAAAAGGCGGATAAAGATGTCAACGACGGGCAATTAACGCGCACACCGCCAGCTTATTTAGGACGGCAAGCTAAGGTCGTTTGGCGCCGATTAGTGCCTTTTTTAGAGGATAGTACCCCGGTTGAACGCATTGATAGCGGGCTTGTAGAACAATATGCTTCCCAATATGAGATTTATCGCAACGCCTATAAGCACATTCAAAAGAATGGCGAAGTTCAAGCAATCTATAAAACGCTGCAAGATCAGACTGGTCAAAAGATTGGCCAAGACTTTGTGGGCTATAAGCGAAATCCAATGACCCAAATTTATGATTCGGCTGTTAAAAATCTAACCAAATTGGGTGCTGAATTGGGGCTGTCTCCTAAGTCCCGGAGTGATTTACTCAAGTTAAAATTAGATGACCACAAGGACAAACGAAGCATTGATGAACGTATGCGAGAATTTTTGGGATAAAAAAGACTACTTGTTTAAGTAGTCTTTTATCAGCTTTTCCAAAAGCGAAGCAACACTAGTATTTTCTTTGATAGCTTTGATCTTAATTTGTTGAATAAGATCAGAATCTAGGGTTGTGGTAAATTTTTTCTTCATCGAATTTCACCTCCATTTAAAGAATACTATAATTACGTAGAATTGACAAGTGCGTGTATACGTATTATTATTATTCTGAGGAGTGATTGAAATGCCAAAAAAGAAAACTAGCAAAGAATACTTAGATGAATTGAAAAAAGTTTGGGGTTGTGAATACACTGTATTAACTGAATATGTTAATCAAAAAACAAAAATAAAAGTTCTCCATACAAAATGTGGAAACGTGTATGAAACGTATCCTATGAATTTAGTGAGAGGACATAAATGCAGATACTGCTCTAATAGAGCACTAAAAAGCAACGGTGAATTTTTGAAAGAACTAAAGGAAATAGACACTACGTTAATACCTTTAGACAAATATCAAGGAGCTAACCAAAAAATAGATTTTAGGTGCTCTATTTGCGGAAATATTATGAAAAGGACGCCTTCTTCGGTAATCAATGGACATAAGAAGTGTGGGTATTGCAGTAGCAGGTTGGGAATGGATGAAAAGATAAAACGTTTTTTAGAATTAAACGAAAAAGGCAAGTATATTTTTGTCAAGCGTGGTAGAAACCCTAATGTTAAATCAAGAGAACAATATATTTGGTTCCAGCATCAAAAATGTGGGACGATTTTCTGCACTACGTGGTACCATTTCAAAATTGAAGGTACACGTTGTCCACACTGTAAAGAAAGCAAGGGGGAAAGTGCAATATATGCTTTTCTGTCTGTTAGGAAAATTCCATTTGTTGCACAAAAAAAATTTAAAAATTGCAGAAACAGAGCAGAATTGCCGTTTGACTTCTATCTACCAGAAAAAAACATCTGCATAGAATATGACGGAGAACAGCATTTTAACAAAAATAATTTTTACAACAAGCATAGGGGATTTGAATATAGAGAAAAAAACGATCAAATAAAAAATGATTTTTGTAAAAAATCAGGTATCCGGTTAATTAGAATAAAATACGATCAAGCAGTTGATGAAACGTTAACGAAGTGTTTAAAAGGAGGTGATTAATTTGCGCATTGATTTAACCCAAACCCATGATGTTATTGGAGCTTATCAAGCGTTAGATTGTTCAGAAGTTCGCCAGCAATACACTGATCCAGGCACAAAATATGCTTTTGAAGTCCTAGATGAGAAGGTAATTACTGGCTATCTGATTAAGCTAGCGGCTTTTCGCCATATTAGAGACTTGCAACGACAAGGTAGCGTTGAATTCCCGTTTGCTTACTCGGTAAAACGAGTGGATCAAGTACTTAAATTTGCTTCCATCTGTCCGAACGTTGATACAGGCGAACCAACTAAGCTTATGCCGTGGCAGGAATTCATTATGGCTATGCTAATTGGTTGGCGTAATGATGACGGCGGCAAGCGTTTTTCACGGGCTATTGTTTCAGTTGCGCGAGGTTGAATGGTCAAGGCAAGACGTACTTAATGGCAATTATTACCGCGTATAGCTATCTAATTGAGTCATTGGGCCTATCTAACCAAGATTATTTAGTCTCGTCCATTAATTACAAGCAAACGAGTAAGATCCTGGGCTACATCAAGTCAATGCTCGCTAAAATTGCAACGATTGAACCATTTAAATCTTTGATAAAAGATAGTGGGTTGGATCCGCGGACACTGTCCTCACAAGCTGATCAAGTTACCATGAGTATTACCAACAACAAGTTACGGGCGATTAGTCATGAGGCCGGTCAGTATGACTCCTTTCATTTTACAACCGCTATTTTTGACGAAATTGGTGAAGTAAAAACGCGGCAGAAGATTTCTAAGATCGTTTCGGGGCAGGTTAAGGTCCGCAATAAGCAATTTGTTCAAATATCAACGGCTTATCCGGATCCAACGGTGCCGTTTCACGATGATGAACGCATGATTCAACAAGCCATGGAACAGGACTATCTGCGTGATGCTGATACGTACTTAGGTTTGATTTGGGCCCAAGACAGTTTAGATGAAACCTTTAAACCGGAGACTTGGGTAAAAAGTAATCCTTTGCTTGATTTACCAAGTCAATATGAAGTTTTGATGAATGGACTGACAGATAAACGTGATTCTGACGCGTTGTCGGGCACAATTAATGACTTTCAGAACAAGAACCTTAACCTTTGGCTGGAACAATCAGTGGACAGCTTTTTAAAGCTTCCTGACGTTGAGAAAGCCATTATGCCATCGTTTAGCTTCGATGATCGTCAAGTCTACATTGGGTTTGACTACTCAATGTTTAGTGATAATACGGCCTTGGCATTTGTGTTTCCTTATCAAGATGCTGCCGGTAAGCCACGCTGGTTTATTTACCAGCATAGTTTTATTCCGTGGCAGAAAGCCGGCTCGATTGAAGCCAAAGAGAAACAAGATGGCATTAACTATCGCAATTTAGCGCAAAAGGGGTTCTGTACGATCAGTAGTCACCCGCAGGGACTGATTAATGACGAACAAGTCTATCAATGGCTGCTTAATTTTGTGGCGCGCCACCGACTAGAAGTAGTCTTTTTTGGCTATGACGCCTGGGGCGCCACACCAGCTATTAAACAACTGGAACTTAATTCTGGCTGGCCGTTAGAAGCTATTCGTCAACGAACCAGTGAACTGAAAGACCCGACTAAATTTTTACAAAAGATGTTTGTCGAAGGGTCAGTTGACCGGCTTGATGATCGAATTATGGAAAAGGCGCTACTGAATGCCGAGATTTATGAAGATAAGATCGGCATTCAGGTTGATAAGGCTAAAGCCACACTAAAAATTGATGTGGTTGATGCACTGATCGATGCTTTGTTTCAAGCTATGTATCACTTTGAAGATTTTTCAGACGTGAACAATCCTGATAAGCAGGTGGAACGTATGAGCGAAAAACAAGTGTTGGATTGGTTCGATAATCCGGAATCTGGACTACTAGGAGATGATTACTACGATATTTAAACGTTTTTTAGCCATGATTTGGCACTATTTTGATTTTTTGTGCTTCGTAAGTGCCCTAATTGTCGCGGACTATGGGGCATTTCTATTCGGGAAACCTTGGGGCGTGATGGCAGTGGCGGCAACCCTGTTTGTGATGGGATGGCTATCAGAAGTGGTTAGTGCCGATCAAGATAAAGGAAGTGACTAGCTATGCCGGTATTTAGACCGCCTGAAATTAAGAATCAAGTGCAAAGTGTGCCAGTCGAAGATGACGATATTGTCAACTTCCTAAGTCCTAATGGTCAATACGACTATGTCAGTGCGTCAGATGCGTTAAAAAATTCTGATATTTACTCGGTTGTCAGCCAATTATCGGGTGATCTAGCAACGGTGCAGCTTAGTGCTAACATGCCTCGGACACAAGGCATCCTAAACAATCCCAGTAGCACCGCTAATGGTCATGCGTTTTGGCAATCAATGCTTGCTCAGCTGCTATTAGGTGGTGAATGTTTCGCGTACCGTTGGCGCAATCGTAATGGACTAGATGTACGTTGGGAATACTTGCGACCCAGTCAAGTTGAAACGTACTTGTTGGAAGACGGAAGCGGTCTAACCTACACCGTTACTTTTGATGAAACGCAATTAGGTGTTCGACAATACGTGCCACAGTCAGACATGATCCACATTCGTTTAACGGGGATTAATGGTGGTCAAACAGGTATCAGTCCATTAGAAGCGCTGACCAGCGAACTACAAATTAAGGACTCATCTAACAGCCTCACTTTAGCTGCATTATCCCGTTCAATAAGCGCGCCCGGGGTCCTATCGATGAAACACGGCGGTCTGCTTGACGAAAAGCGAAAAGCTGCTCGTTCGAGAGAGTTTATGCGACAAGTTAACAAGTCGAATGGGGGGCCAGTGGTCTTAGATGAACTGGAAGAATATAGCTCGTTAGAGATGAAAGCTGATGTAACAAAGTTACTGAGTCAAACCGATTGGACGAGCCGCCAGATTGCAAAGGTGTTCGGTATTCCGGATAGTTATTTGAATGGTCAAGGTGATCAGCAAAGCAGTATTGATCAAATTAAAGGCATGTACGCCAATGCACTTAACCGCTATATGCAATGTGTTGTATCGGAGCTAGATAACAAATTGAACGCGAATATCACCGCCAATTTACGGCCGGCAATTGATCCATTAGGGGATGCCTTTGCCACGACACTATCTGGATTGGCTAAGGACGGCACAATTGCCAATAACCAGGCAACCTGGGTACTGCAACAATTAGGCTACTTCCCTACGGATATGCCAGAAGCCATTCAACCAGCGGAAGGAGGTGGAAATAACGAAGAAGGTAATGATTAAAGGCGATGTAGTCGATGATGAGACAGCAGCATTCTATCAGTTTTTCGGCATGCCGGCGGTATCGCCAGCTAGTGTTTCTGATGTATTAGATGGTGATAGTCCTAATGACGATGTAGAAGTTGACATTGCGTCTAATGGTGGTGACGTGTTCGCGGCCAGTGAAATCTATACGATGCTAAAAAACTACCAAGGAAATGTCACGGTTAATGTCCAAGGATTAGCCGCTAGTGCTGCGAGCGTGATTGCTATGGCTGGCGACAAAGTATCCATTTCACCAACGGCGCAAATTATGATCCATAAGGCATGGTCAGATGCTCAAGGAAACGCTGATGACCTATCGCATGAGTCGAATGTGCTAGATAGCATTGATCAGTCCATTGTTGCGGCATATGTTGCTAAAACCGGTATGGCCGCAGATGATGTGCTTCAATTGATGGCTAATGAAACCTGGATGACCGCACAAGATGCAGTGGATAAAGGCTTTGCTGATGAAATTATGTTTGTCGATGATAAGCAGCCTCAGTTTACTAACTCAGTTTCAGAGATTCCTTCTAAAGCGGCAATCAATAAATTTATGAACCTGATTTCAAAGTCGCAGCCTAAACCTGCACAACCTAAAGAAAGCCAACCTGCTAATACGTTAATGCAAAGCAAGTTGGCTATTTTAATGGATAAAAACAAAGAGGAGGCCAACTAATGGCTACAAATATTAATGATTTAAATGACGCCTGGATTGCTCAAGGGCAAAAGGTATCAGATCTGAATGACAAGCTGAATGTTGCCGTTTTAGATGATAAATTCAACAAAGAAGAATTCGAGAACATGACTGCAGAACGTGACAATGCGGTCGCTCGTCGTAATGCCTTACACACACAACTTGAAGAGGAACGTAAAGCTCAAGAAATTGCTAATATGGCTGATAAAAATAAGACGCCATTGGACGATAAAGAAGCCAAAATTGAAGATGAGTTCATTAAGAATTTCCAAGGCATGATTAAGGGTGACCCCAAGGTTATGAACTTGATTACATCTTCTACCGACGAATCTGGTGAAGCAATTGGACTGACTATCCCTCAAGATATTCAAACGGCCATTAATACGTTAGTTCGTCAATATGATTCTTTGCAACAATACGTTAGTCGAGAAGCCGTTTCAACGCAAACCGGATCTCGGGTTTGGGAAAAGTGGACAGATGTTACGCCGTTGGCCGATTTAGACGATGAAACAGCCACAATCGGTGACAATGATGATCCACAATTGACGCTGATCAAGTACACCATTCATCGTTACGCTGGAATTAGTACGGTGACGAATTCTTTATTGAAGGATACGGCAGACAATATCATGGCTTGGCTATCACAATGGATTGCTAAGAAGGTTGTTGTTACCCGCAACGCTAAGATTATCGAAGCCATGAACAATGCGCCAAAGAAGCCAACCTTAGCTAAATTTGATGACATCATTGACATGATCAACACCTCTGTCGACCCAGCAATTAAGTCAACCTCTTTCTTGCTAACAAACACTTCAGGGTGCAATGAATTGTGCAAGGTTAAGGATGCAATGGGTCGTTATTTATTGCAACCAGATCCTACGCAACCAGATCAAATGCTAGTTCGTGGTAAGAAAGTAATTATGGTAGCTGACAAGTGGTTACCAAATGCTGGGACGGCTGCGGCACCAGTTTATCCATTGTATTATGGTGACTTATCACAAGCAGTTACTTTATTTGACCGAGAAAACATGTCCTTGCTGACAACTAATATTGGTGCCGGTGCCTTTGCGACAGATCAGACCAAGATTCGCGTAATTGATCGTTTTGATGTTGAGGCGACTGATACGGAAGCCTTTGTCGCGGGTTCATTCAAGGCTATTGCTGACCAAACTGCTAACTTTACCGCAAGCTCAGCTTCAACTAGTACAGGAACTACTACCTCAGGCAGCTAATCATTAGCGGGTCGCCAATAAATACACAGTACGGTAACGGGCGGCTATTAAGGAGGTGACAAGGTGGCAGATACAGTTACATCAGTGGCCGAAGTCAGTAACATGATGAATCTGGATTTAGATAGTGACGATTCACTAATGAGTGCTTACATTTCAGCCGCTGAAACGTACGTTAAGAATGCGGTCGGGGATGGCCTCAATGACTTTTACACTAACCAGGACTCTAACGTGCCAGCTTTATTTAAGGTTGCCGTTATGTCGCTTGCTGGAAGTTACTATCAATATCGGATCGCATTATCTGATACTCAGACTTATGACATCGATCTAACCTTGAATAGTATTATTGGGCAATTACGAGGGCTTTACGCGCAAGCGTATGAGGAGGCGAACCCTGATGGTTAGACGTATTTTACCCAGTCAGTTTAACCGGGTTGCTCAATTTGGAACACTAAGTAGCACTGAAAACCCGAATACGGGTAGTTATGATCCGACGTTCATACCGCAGATAGTCCTCCATGTATGCCCTAGCAAACGATCTATTACACAGCAGTATCAGGTTATGGGGACTACTTTGGAAGACACAATAGTCATTATTATTAGACATAATCCTAAGGTCAATAAGAGCCTTCAGGTTTCATACGGTGGTCAACAGTATGCCATCTTAGATATTAGTCAAGATGACAGCTTTAATATTAATACCTATGACTATTTGACACTTAAGCTGACAGAGAAGGCCGGTAGTTAGCCATGGACTTTAATGAACAACTGGCAGCGTACCAAAAGGAATTACAAAAGTTGGTACCAACAAAGCGACAAGAAGCTGAAATTACTAATGCAGGTGCTAAGGTGCTGAAGGATGCTTATTATGATGCCACCAAGGATAAGCATTACGATGCTTCCCGCGAAGTAGGCAAGATGAAACATCTCGCTGACACCATTATTTCAGTTAACACTGACATTGATGGCGATCAAACGGGTGCTTCCACAGTTGGCTTTGAGGTAACACCACAGAACCATGCTCGGATTGCCCGTTTCCTTAACAATGGCACCCGGTATATCAAGGGTGACCATTTCATTGACCAAGCGATTACTGATCATAAGGATGAGGCGTTACTGGTACAAGCTGAAATGTATCGCAAGTTGACAGGGGGTGATTAACCTTGGAACTACCAATTGTGACCGCCAAGAAGTTAATTGCCACTGGTAACTTCACCTGGATTGATGAACTGTACTTTGGTCAGATACCGGCTGAGGCTGACACTACGGGTACCAAAACCCTTGTACTGGTGACTTCAGTCACTGAACCCTTTGGTAAATATAACAATGATTCACCGTCTGTACTGGATGCAACTGTCCAAGTACAGATATTTTTTGCAAAAGATACACAAATGAACGTTCTGGATGCACAACTCCAACTGGTCAATCTGTTTATTCAAGCTGATTGGCAACTCTCTAACCGGGAGCCCAATGTACTAGACCCGGATACCAATCAGGTTACAGCGCTATTTTATGCATCAAAGAACTTCACACTAACATTAAACTGAAAGAGGTAATTAATTAATGAGTACACATGGTATTAAAGATGTGACCTTTGGATTAGTAGATTCAACGGGCACAATTATTGCAAGTGCTACCACCGGTTTATCAGCTTCAGGTATTGCTTTGGTTGATGGTGACGGTGAAGGTGCTACCCAAGCCAACGTTACCGGGTTGGAAGCCACGGGTACCGTTGGGTATGCCAATGATGGTCCCAAGCGGGTATCCAATGGGGTATCTGAACCACAAGTAGCCTTGGACTTCCTGGATATTGATTTTGATACCCTACAAAAGCTCAAGGGTTTCACCAACGATGGTAAAGGTGGCTGGACCCGGGTATTACCAAAGCCACACGTCGCAATGTTGTTACACAGTCGGAGTTATTCTGGCGTGGACATCTATGAAGGCTTTGCCAATGGTCAATTGATCGAAGCTGGTACTAACCACTCAACCGATAACGCCAGCGAGTCTGACGCTGATACAACCTTGACCTATCAAGCACTGGTACCACTCAAGGATGACGTGTTCAACGGTGAACCGTACAAAATTTGGACTGCTGCTGACACCGGCTTTGACAATGCATCAATGATGTCTGAAGTCTTTGGTGGGTACACCGCAAGTACCACCACTGGTACAACCACATCAGGTAACTAGGTAACACCTCAGAGGTACCCAATTGGGCACCCCTGATACATAACTGTGACCACGCCAGTATGAATACAAAATTAAGAGGTAGTTAAACATGAAAATCAATATTTCACAACTAGGTTTAAAGAAGAAGTCAGTGGACATCAAGAATACTGTTAAGGTTGTTAACCAAGCCACCAAGTTACAAATTTTGATGCTAAAGATGGACAAATTACAACTGGATGCTAACTCTGACCCATTGGATGTCATGGAAAAGTCACAGGATGCTACTGATGCAATGACTGAGTTTATTCAACGGGTACTCAAGTTGTCCGAAAGTGATATGGATAAGGTCGCTGACAATGTCACTATGGAAGAACTGTCCAACTTTGTGGGATATGTACTCGCCCGGATCCAAGGGTTAACTGAGGAACAATGGCAAGATACCTTGAAAGAAAATGAGGATGAAGAAGACCCAAAAAAGTAGTGGGTCGGCTCAATGTACTCATTCATGATTTGGAAGACCGGCAACAAGACCAGTTATACTTCAAACAACAAATGATGGTTAACACTGGGATACTACCTTCTGACCTGGATAACCAAGATTATTACGAGATTATTGCAATCAACCAAGCCAAACCAAAGAAGGACCGGCCGGAAGACCCAATGGCGTTAGTTCAACGTTTAAGAAGTAAAGGAGGAAATTAACTGTGACCAAAATTAGTAATACCCTGGCAACCGAAGTTAAGTTAAACACCGTTTCAGCCACTTCCTCACTGAAAAGCTTAAACAATGCAATCAAAGCAACAACCAATGCCTGGAAGGCCAATGAAACCGCCCTCAAGTCCTCTGGCGACTACCTAAAGGCAGCCGAAGAAAAGTATAAGGGCATCAGTTCGACTATCGAAGTTGTCCAAGATAAGGTTACCAAGCTTAAAGACAAGCAACAGTCCCTTGATACTAGTACTAAAGAGGGTTCTGAACAGTATGCTAAGCTGTCCACTCAGTTAGCTCAAGCCGAAAACAAACTTAGTTCATTAAATGCTCAGCAAACTCGGGCTAAGAACTCAATGGAGTACTACAAGTCTGGCCTGGGTGATTTACAGCATGAATACAAGTCGATCAATGAGGTAACAAAGTCTTATGTAGCATCCCTGGAAGCACAGGGTAACAAAGCACAGGCTGGAAAAGCCAAACTGACTGGGTTAAAGGACTCATATTCCAACCTGGCTAGTCAGCTAAAGATTCAAAAGGCTGAGTTAGACAAAGTTAAATCTGCTTCAGGTGAAAACAGTGAAGCGTACAGTAAGCAAAAGGTAAGAGTTAATGAAACCACTACAGCACTGGCTAAGCAGAAAACCGAGATGCTTCAGTTAACTGGTAAATACGGTTCCATGAGTGACAAGATGGCGAAGTTCTCGGATAAAGCCACTAACACTCGCAAGTCCATTGTAAACATTGGGCAAGCATTTAAAACAGTAGCCGTCGCTTCAGGGGCTGCGGTTGTATCAATGGCGGCTGCAACAGTCAAGGGTGCCAAGGATGCTTCCACTTTACAAAACATCTACAAACAGAATGAAAATCTGTTAGTAACCAGCGGTGACTCCACTAAGGAAGCTATCAAGTCCGTTACTGAAATGCAAAAAGATGGTCAAAAGTATTCCATCAAGTATGGGGTCAGCCAAAAGACCATTGCTGAAAATTACCAAGATTTGATTAAACGTGGTCATACAGCTAAAGAAGCCTTAGCAGTTATGAAGACGGAATTACAAGGCTCAGTTGCTTCAGGTGATGACTTTAATGATGTTACCAAGGTATCTAGCCAAGTGATTGAAGCCTTTGGTATGAAGACCAATAACACCGCCAAGATGGTCAAAAATACCAAGCGGGTTGTTAATGATCTGGCTTATTCTGCTGATACTACGGCCACCAATTTCCATGATCTTGGTAAGGGCATGGAATACGTTGGTGACTCCGCCAACAATGCTGGTTTCAGCGTTGAAGAAACTTCTTCTGCTTTAGGTGAATTATCTAACCATGGCCTTGAAGCTGATAAAGCTGGTACTGGCTTGCGTAAAACTATTACTAGTTTGGCTAAACCATCTAGTTCAGCAACCGCTGCTCTTAAAGAGATTGGTATTAGTTCAACCAGTGTCTTCAAGACTTCCAATGGTAACTTCAAGTCATTAACAAGCATTATGGGAACCTTGGAAAAACACACTAAAAACCTGGGTGGTGCCCAAAAAGCGGCCGTATTCAAAGCAATCTTTGGTTCAACTGGGATGGCTGCTGCACAGATTCTGGCTAAAAATAGTGATGCTTTAGGTAAGCTAACTGATAAGGTAACCAAGGCTGGTAAAGCTGGCGAGTATGTACAAAAGCTGGCTAACAAAAACGCTGATACAGCTCAAATGAACACTAAGCAGTTCAAAGAGGCTGGTAGTGCCCTTGAAACGATGATGGGCGCCAAGCTATTACCTGTGATGACTAAAGCCACTCAAGATATGGCCAAAGCCTTTAACAACAAGGAAGTGCAGAAAGGTTTAACGGCTACCATTAGTGGAATTGCCAAGCTTGCTGGTGGGTTACTCAAGATTGTTGAGTTCTCAGCCGAACATGCTAAAACAGTTGGAGCCTTAGCACTTGCTTTAGGCTCCGTGTTAGCAGTATCTAAGATTGCTAGATTCATTGCAGCTACTTCCGAAGCAATGGAGACTATTAAAGGTTTAACCGCCGCTCAGTGGTTATACAACGCTGCTATGGATGCTAACCCAGTTGGCATCGCAGTAGTTGCTATTGCGGCCCTGGGAGCAGCCTTCTATGAGGCATACAAGCACATTAAGCCATTCCGTGAAGCAGTTAATAAGGTAACCTCAGCAGTTGGTAAATGGGCCAGTGGTACCTTTAAAACAGCTGAGAAAGCCATCGCTTCTTTTGGCTCTGCTGTTAAAAAGAGTGTCAAAGGGATTGGTGAGTTTTTTACTGGTAAACTTGGCTGGGAAGAAGCCATTGCAAAGGCAATTGGTAAAATGGCCAGTGGTGCTAAGAAAGCGTTCAAGCCAGTTACCAATGTATTTAAAACCTTTGTTTCCGGTGTTAAAAAGGTATTCTCAGGCTTTGCTAAAGTCTTAGAAATTATCTTGGTTGCACCTATCGCCTTAGAAGTAGGGTTAGCAATCATTGCCTGGAAGAAGATAAAGAAACCAATTATCTCAGTGGTTGACGCCATTAAATCTGGGGTATCCAAAGGTTTCAAAGCTGTTAAAAAAGTGGTTGCAACTGTCTGGGATGACATTGTATCCCTGACTAAAACAGCTTGGCAACTTGTTCGTAAATATGTAGTCAATCCGATTACCAGTGTGTACGAAGCGGTTGAGAAGTACATTGTCAAACTGATTACTAAAGCAATCAAGACAACTTGGGATACGCTTAAAGATCTCACACATGATGCTTGGTTACTCATTAGAAAGTACATTGTCAATCCAATTAAATATATTTGGAATATTGTTGACAAATACATCGTCACGACCATTGTTAAGTACATCAAAGCGGCCTGGGAAAAACTTGAGGATCTCACACATGATGCCTGGCTGCTCATCGAAAAGTATACAGTAGATCCTATTAAGTCGGCATACAAGACCGTTACTAAATGGATAGAAAAACTATTGGATACTATTAAAGACGTATTGGGTAGCATTAAGTCTGTCTGGAGCAACATTTGGGGAGACATCGCGGACACTTTTAAAGATGTTTGGAAGAATATCAAGTCCATCGCTTCCGATGGTATCAATGATGTTATTTCCATTTTGAACACTGGTATTGGTGGCATTGATTCAGTTATTCATGCCTTTGGTGGCAAGAAGAAAGCCATTAATACAATTTCCAAGGTACACTTATCAACTGGGACCGGGGTCCTATCTGGTACCCGTAAAGCCATTATCAAGCCAACCATGGCGGTACTAAACGATGGTAATGATTCCCCTGAAACAGGTAACAAAGAGGCTGTATTCTTACCTAATGGACAGTCTGGTATTGTCCAAGGTAGAAATACCAAGGCTATGCTACCAGCTGGTACCGAGGTGTTAAACGCCTCTGAGACTAAGTTGTTCATGGGTATGCAAGGGGTTACCCACTATGCAAAAGGAAGTACCAATTGGTTTAGCAGTTTCCTAAGTGGTATTGGTGATGTATCTGGTGCTCTCATTAAGAAGACCGCTTCATTGAAGAAGTACTTCACGGAAGCTGAAAAGATTATCGCTCATCCAACCAAGACATTAGATTCAATGTTTAGTTATACCAAAGCTGGTACCGGAGTCGTTGCTGACATTACCAAAGGGATGTTTAACGATGTTAAGAAATCTGCATCAAGTTGGTGGAGTTCCCTGTGGTCTTCCATTGACCTAGATGGTACCTCTGGTGCAACTGGATCTGGTACCCGTAAGAAGTTTATTGAGGAAGCACTCAAGCTATCCAAAGCAGCTAACTACAAGTATTCCGAGACTAAAGGACGATTGGGACCAAACTACTATGATTGTTCTGGGCTGGTATATGAAGCGCTGAAGCACATTGGGGTAACCTTGCCTGGTTCCACCACGGTACCGGAATATGACGCTACCAAGAGTGTCTCCTGGAAGAACGCTGTCCCTGGTGACCTAGCATTCTGGGGTGCCGGTGGCGATGAACATGTGGGGATCGTTACTTCTACTAATGGTAATGGTCGCATGTGGAATGCTGAAAACCCTACTGACGGTATCAAGTATGGTCCAATCAAAGGGTTCATGAGTGGGTTTGCTGGGTTGCGCCGGGTTAGCCAGTTGAATGGTGGCAAGTCTGACGATGCAACTTCAAGTAAAACTAGCAGTACCAGCTCCAAAGCATTGAAAGCAACGGTTGGTAAAGGTTTCTTCAGTTTCATGTCCAAGTTAGCCGACCTGTTTGGTAGCAACTCAACCAATTCGAGTACTTCAGCCAAACCAACTGGTGATCACATGCACTGGTTAAAGGAAGCTGGGATTCCAAAGTCCGCTTATGACATGTACAACTACATCATCAACAAAGAGTCTTCCTGGAATTACAAAGCAACCAACTCTAGTACTGGTGCTTATGGGTTACCACAATCATTGCCAGCTAACAAGATGGCTCGTGATGGATCTGACTGGAAAACTAACCCAATCACCCAACTGAAATGGATGAAATGGTACGTCAACCACGGTAACTACTCATCAATCACTGAAGCATATAACCATGAAAAGTCGTATGGCTGGTACGCCAATGGTGGTATCTCAAGAGTTGCCCAACTGGCGCATATTTCCGAGGGTAACAAGACGGAGTCCATCATCCCTTGGGATATTTCCAAACGAGGACAAGCATACAAAATCATGGATACTACCTTGAAAAACTTTGCTCAGACTGATGGTACAGCTTCAAGTACAACTACCAGTACAACTGACATCTCAGCTTTAGTTGATCAAGGTAAGCAAATGATTACCTTGTTGTCCAGCTTGTTATCAGGTCAAAGTAACCCAACACCGGCAGTTGTTTCAGCAAACGATGTGTACAACGGGTATAACAAGATTAAAAAGACAAAAAACACACTATCTAAACTTGGAAAGGGTGAATATTAGTGACGTCAACTGACGTAAACACGTTTGATTACGGTTTTGATGTACAAACAGGCTCCGGCGGGTTCAACTCCGCCACTGACTTGGAACTACTGGTTAACCATGTGTCCAAGCCGTTAGCACCAACCATCACTGAAACTTATCAAGACGTTCCCGCACGATACGGGGGCGTTTTTTTAGGTAATTCATATGGTGAAAAGGAAATTGACATCCCGGTTACCATGTACCCCACTGACCGTACCGATTACAACCGGATTATTACCAACTTGACCCGGGCATTGGTTAACACGGCCGATGATACAACCACCGAGTACGCCTTAAGGTTTAACGATAACCCCAACGTGGTGTACTACGGCCATTTCACCGCCATTCCTACTCCAACTTTTATCAATGAGGGAGTCCAGGATTGTACTACAACGTTAACCTTCATGATGGCTGATCCACGGGGGTTTTTACCTCAGCGGGACATCAGTATCACCAGCAATGACCAGGCTATTATCCCCGATGGTGACGCCAATGTACAACCAGTGGTCCACATCATCCCTCAAAACGACCTGTACTACTTTGGGTACACGCTGGGAGACAAATATGTAGCCTGTGGGTACAACGTTGATGATGGTTCGACTACCACCAATTCTGATGGGACAACCACCAGTCTGACGCCAAGCCAAACCTTACAAGTACACGACAGTTGCAACTCAATGAGTACCTGGTTCCAAGAGAGTTCCAGTACCCAAGAGATCAACGTGTACCGTGGGGTGAATGATGGGAAGGCCACTGCTACCAGTTCTTCAATCATGGTGGCTAAAAATTCAAAGGGTACTTATAACTGGGGAACCGTTGGCACGCACAGTGACTTTTATGGACCAGTTCTGATCCATCAAGGAATACCCAAGGTGACTGACTATTGGAAGGTATCCATGCGATTCCACCATGTTAAACGTATGAAGAATGAACGGGCAATGGGTAAAGTTGAAGGATACCTGTTGGATGCCAATGGTAATACCTGTGGTCGCATGGGCATTACAGATTATGCAACGGGTCGCTACCCTCGTGGGTATGTCCAACTGGGGAGTTCTTTCAATGCCACCACTGACAAAGGTAACTACCTCACCCTTTTGTACAACGAAGGTGGTCGCAAGACTAATGGGACCAACGAGAAGGTCAAGGTTAAGCTAACCAAGACGGAAAAGGTGACCACCACAACGAAGAAAACTGTTACCAAGACCAAGAACGGTAAAAAGGTCAAAGTAAGTGAACCAGTTAAAAAGACCACATCTAAAACCATTAATACCTATGTAACTGAAACATCGTACATGGACCATGACGCTTATTCAAACTTCTATGGTGAGTTCACCCTGGAACGCCAAGCTAAAACAGTTGGCAGTAAAACCTATGATAATTGGATTGCTGAAATCAATGAATTCAATCCTAAGACAGGCACAGTGTACTCAACGAACACGCCTAACACGGTTCACATTCATACCGAAAAGCTGGATAAAACAGGTAAATTTGGTTTTGCCTTAGCCAATGTGGGTGTTTGCTTCATGAAACATGATATTGAAGAAGACTTAGTGAAACCAGTTGTCGCTTACAAAACGGATTTTGAGACCTTAACGGACCTGAAAATCTACACTTCAGATGGCTCTGATGACCCTGATGAGATTCCCCATGTTATTGCGCATGCTGGCGATGAGATCATCATTGATTCCACTAACAATTCCGTTACAGTAGCGGGTCAAAGTGTTGACAAGTATGTAAGCTGGCTGTCCACCTTCCCTTCAATTCAAGGTGGCGTTTCTCAAACCATGCACTTTACACCTGACCCCGCAACTACTGACATTACCTTGCAATATGTACCAGCAATTAAATAGAAAGGAGCACCAGCATGTACATCATTCTGGATAAAAACCTCAAACGAGTTGCCACGTTAGATACTACCTCCGATGACGATGTATTCTGGGGTGAAACCATTCAGTCGCAACTAGCTGATGATGCAACCTCCAGTGACAGTATTACTGAATCAGGTTTTGCCAGCTCAACGGACCCCAACGCTAACAGTAAATCATGGAATGATACCCTGACAGGCTTAACCATGTTGGCTGACAGTCCAGCCGCTCAGTACTTGGTCGTGGGTAATCACATTGCTGTCTATGACCAGTTTAATGACCGCTGGCGGGTGTACCGAATATATACCGTTGATGAGAACATCAGTACAGCAACTGGTGCTCATCTAGTTTCAGTTGATGCCATTAATCTACTCATTTGGCGGTTAGGTAAAACCATTCCAGCTAAGAGTGAAAACACTGAATGTAGCCTTGACCAAGCAATTGATTGGGTTATATCTGGCACTAACATCACACTGGTAAATAACGCCACCTCGGGCTTGTTAACCGACTTTAGTATAAGCGGTACTGACACCAGTCAAACGGTTCTACAGACGATTTTGGCCACCTATGACTGCGAAGCTGACGGTTATGTAACCCTGGACAGCTCTGGTTTAGTATCTGACATTATTCTGGAATTATCTGACCAGCGAGGACAGAATACTGGTCAACGAATAACCTATGGTGACAACATGCTGTCCATCCAACGAGAAACGGTTGATACCACCTTAGTCACTAAGCTGTACGTCTATGGTGAAAACGATGAAACTATTGTTTCCGCTACTGGTTCCAACGGGGAAGCTTTTATCACTGATGCCACCGCTAACGCTTTATATAACAGCGATGCTAACACTTGGTTAGAAGGCACGGTTACTAGTTCCACCATTACTGAACCCAACGCCTTGCTGGCATTGGGACTGAAAACACTGCGCTTGTACAACCACCCACGAGTCAACTATACCGTGGACGTTACCAGTGATTTCGATGTCCAACTTGGCGATACCATCAAGGTGATCGACCTGACGATGAACCCGGTACTCACGTTGCAGGCCCGGGTTATCCAACGGACAACGTCCGAAAGTGACCCCACACAAAACAAGGTTGTCATTGGGGAATTCTCAACAGTCACTGTGGTCACCCCTAACTTTATTCAAAACTTGGAGCAACGCTTTAATGACCATGTAGCACAGTTGTTTGAGGATGCTAAAAACAACAGTACTGCTGCTTCTATCAGTTTGATTACTCCCTTGGGGCAATCCTGGGCCAACACGGATACTTCTAAACGAGTGATTGCAAGGTTATTCATTGAAGGTGAAAATGTAACGTCATTCCTATCTGCTTCAGCCTTCAACTGGGGGTACATCCAACAAGATGGTACCCACAATCTTAGCTGGGAGAGCGAACACGCCAAGGATGGTTACGAAGTCACCATTACCCCACCATTTGTTGGGTCACTGGTAGTAACCATTGATGACGCTTATGTAAAAACGGAGTCAGAAATGTGGATTAACACTGGAGTTAACCCTGATGGGGCCTTCAAAAAACTATGGGAAACCCTGGACGTTGCTAACACTGATGAGTTTGGGAACAATCACATTGGCGCCTTGCAGTTTTCTTACCAGCTTAGTACTGGTGAGATCCTTGCCAGTTATGCTTACACTGGCACCAAGGATGCTTCCAGTATCAGTGATTGTCAGTTTCTCAAATGGGATGCCACTGGTAAACTTGAAAGTTCCATGATCGTCCAGGGTGGGTTACATGGTGCCAGTTTTGGATACGATGAAACCAACAACGTTATTTATTCACAGATTCAAGATTTAACAACTGGTGATAAATACCTGTGTACCTTCCCATTTACGGCTGGGGCAGTCATCAGCAGTACTTCCAGTGCGGTTACCAAGTGGTGTGCAATGGACAGCTATGTACGTCCCAATGTGGATTTAACCAATGGGTTATGGCTAGGAAGTCAAACAGATGGTACCGTGGAAGTTTGCAACATCTCAGACCTGAAAGCTGGTAATTATCTACCCATTATTCAGTTCAAGTTGTCTGACTTTGGTTGGAATCCGGTACCAAGTGGGGTCACCAATGATGGCACGTATAACACCGTTCAAGCTAACTCAATTGCTTACCCGTATGCTTTCTTTACTGCTGGTGATGTTAACAACAAGGATGACCGATTAGTGCTGTGTGTTAACTTGATCACGCAATCAGTAGTGTTTAATTACCAGATGGAACCCACACAGGATGTTGCGTTAGCAGTACCCATTGACAATGGTGGCCATTTTGAACCAGAGGGTATCTATCCCGATTTAACCAACAACCAACTCATTATTGGTTTCAATGTTAGCGAGTATCGTGATGACGCACATACCGTTATGATTGGGCATTCAGCTATTTATAGTGTTCCAATTGGCGTCCGTGATGACTCACAAGACTTAGCAGTGGCCTACCCGGCTGAAGATGAAGGCGAGAACGATGAGACTGAAACAGCAGTAACTGTGCCAGATGATAGTGCTGACGATTCAGATGATGCTAGTGATGACGATGATGATTTCAATATTGATACAGGTGAAGGATACACCGAGGTGATAAGTTAAATGACAGTAATTGCAACAGGTTCAGTGGATATTAATGAAGCCACTAAAATAGCTCAGGACGCCTCAACGAGTGCTTCAGACTCGGCAACTAAGATTGCCGACTTAAAAACATCGTTAAACGGAACAATAACTGAGTCAACTTCAGCACCATTTGATGATGGTAAAACCCACAGCGATGGGGATATGTGGTTAGTGATGAGTGGCGACATTGCCACAACTATGTATACCTATGCTGATGGCGCTTGGACAATTAAGCAATGGAGTGCTTCAAGCTTAAATGTGGATGAATTATCTGCATTAACGGCAAACTTGGGGAATGTTAACGCCGGTACTATCAATGGAGTTACCGTTAATGGTTCAGCAATTAATGGTTCAACATTTTCTGAGACTGGTACCAATGGGAGCTTCAATGTGTATAGTGATGGTTCGTTGATCGCTTCCAGTGACTCTGGGACGTTTATAGTCAGTTCCTCTAAGGGTTATGGAGCAGCCATTACTGAAGGTGGGTTATACGTTGCTGGTGTTGCAGACTTCACGGGCACCCTATATGCAACCGACTTTAGAGCGGCTGGCAACATTGGCATGTATTCCGCTCATGTTATTAATTCAGTTGACGGCGGGAATATTTACTTCCAAGAAGGGATCGGTTCTGGTAACAGTACCGTCCAGTTGTACGCTGCTAAGTACAACACGTCAACCTCCCGTCTCTCAACTAAACGAAACGTTGAATTGCTCGATGACGCTCATTCCAACTCAATGCTATTAGGTACTGACACCGCAACCTTTCAGTACAACCAGGAAACCAACGCTGATAACAGCTCCGAAGGGGTGGTCATTGATGATGAAAATGACACTAAGCAGTACAGCCTACCTAATCAGTTAATTGCAAAGGATGGCTTGGGTCCAACCGACCTCATGAGTTTCATCACCAGGTTAATATCCCAAAATAAGTACCAAAGCCGTCTCATTGAAGACCTACAAATTAGATTAAGAAAGCTGGAAATTGAAAATGGCAACAAGTAACTATTACATCTCAAAAGCTGAACCTGTCCGCAACGGGGATGGTACTAACGTGTACTTCACTTTCTCGTACCCTGATGGTACTTCTCAGGTAAATGGCAATGTACAACTAACCAATGAGGAGTACATTACAGCGCTGGGAAACGGTACCACTGATGACATGTACACCGGCCTGTACACAATCATTATGTCCAAGTTGGTAACACTGAATACTGTACCAACAGCTTCAACCAGTACAGCTTCAACAACCACCGGTACAACAGCAACTGATACCACAGCAAGTACCACCACAGCAACAGCCTAACAAGGAGGGGAACACTTGAGTAAAGAATTAACATTCACTGACGATAACACAGTCAAATACCTGGATACTTCCAGCTCGTTTGATCTAGCCATTACTGAAGATGGTTCAGCGTTTGACCTCACTAATGCCACAGCAATTGATGTTAAGGTGGCCAACGCTTCAGGTTACGTCTTTGACAAGTCCATTGATATGACAACCGTTACCCAACCTTTAGCAGGTGTGATCACGATGCCAGTTGATGCTGAGGTTATGAATACCTTGACCCCTGATGATTACAAGATTGAGGTATGGGTGACTTTGTCCAGTTTAATAACAGCCAGCAGTACCGAGGGTACCAACGTTGATACCGACACCAGCAGTACCACGTCATCATATACCGCCATTTTTCCAAGTGATGATACTGTTGGGTTTACCATTAACAGCAACCTGACGAATGTCGATGGGAAAACGGTTGATACCATTTCGTTAGCAACCTTTGAAGGTGAATTGAATGGCAAGGCAGATGACAGCACAGTACTCCATAACGATACGTTAAACTCAATGAACCAAGATGATTCAGGAATTATCATTGGTAGCGACCAAGATTTTGGCCTGATTAAACGAAATGGTCATAAGGGTGGACTGGCAATTGGTTCGGATAACAATTTTCACTTCATGGCAACTACTGATACTACCTTAAGCAATACGTCCTTATATACTGACGTTTGGAGCATTGGTAGTGATGGCAAGGTTTCTATTCTAGGTGGGACTTCTTTTACACCCGCTGACGACTCCAAAGTAGTACACCTGTCAATGGGTGCTACCACTGATCGTCCAACGGGTCAGGTTACAGGTTATCAATACTTTGATACTACCCTGAACAAACCAATCTGGTACACCGGTACCGCTTGGGTAGATGCAACAGGTACAACAGTTTAACCAAGGAGGATACAATTGGATAAGTATAATAAGTTCAAGGCGCTCATGTTAATGATGAGTGCTATTTTTATGGCCATTTTTATGTGGCAAGGTCAAGCACACGCTTCAACCTTACCGGTACTTGATCTATCTGAATGGCAAGGAAACATTACCGCCACTGAAGCCAAACAGTTAAAAACTGAAACCGGTGGGGTCATCCTACGGGTACAGTATGGGTCCAGCTATGCTGACAAGACCTTCGTCCACAACGTGAAGCTACTCAAGTCTGCTGGCGTTAAATATGGTGTGTATTCCTTTAGCCAGTACACCTCAGCAAGTGATGCCAAAGCTGAAGCGAAGGAACTCTATACTCGTGCTAAAGGCTATGCGCCAGTTTTTTATGTCAATGACGCCGAAGTAGATACTGTTACCAGCGGTTTGTATTCAACCGCCACTAAAGCCTGGGCAACTGAAATGCAATCACTAACAAGTCAGCCCGTTTATCTGTATAGTTACCGCAGCTTTTACACGAGCTATGTAAAATCGCTGAGTGGGTATGATGGCTTCTGGTTGGCATCCTACACCTCAGTTACACCAACACCTAAAAACTACCAACTGTGGCAGTATTCAGATACCCACTATTCAACAGCACTGAAACAGTCAGTTGATGCTTCCAAGCAAGTATCTGGTAGCTGGTTCGGTAACACCGCCATCAGTACCTCAAGTTACCCATATGGTGGTCGTACCGTTGGCGAAATGGTACAAGTTAGGGCTCAGGCAACCTTTTATGGTAGCACCAGCAAAATTGACCCATCGCTGATGAATACCAACCTGACCATTAAGCAGACTAAGACGATTAAGTCGGGTAAGTCCCGGCAGGCAGTGCTGCTGTACAACGGGTCTACTGTGGTCGGTTGGTTTAGAGCCCAAGATGTGCAACCCTACTATCACGCGAGCTACGTAAAGAAGCTGCAGGTAACAAACTCTGCTGGCATTTGGACCTACCTTAATGGTAAGAAAGCTGTGCATTATAAGCAGGGTGCCACCCTTAAAGTCAGTGGCTTTGTGTTATCAAACGGCACATATAAAGCGGTCCATGATGGTCATGCGACGCACTTTACGGCCAATAAATATTACGTGAAGTGGGTGAAATAAGTGGCGGAACTTGATGATACGACAAAGCTCTTGATCGGCATTCAAAAAGATGTCATTGCAACTAAGACTAAAGTTGAGGATATTGAAGTCAAGCTTGATCAAGTTGATCGGACCGAAAACAACGCTAAAAAGGCGCTCGCCAAAGCCATTGAAACCGAACATCGAGTGGATCAGGTAACATACATTCAAAATTGGTTGATTGGGTTGTTAGTGAGTGGTGGGTTACTAGCATTATTAATTTATATTGCGGAAAAGTTTCTTTAGGAGGTGGTCCACTATCTATAAAGCCGATGAAAAAGAAGTTAAACAAACTAATTTACCTATATATCAGCTTAAGAAACAAGCGGTTAAACGTTATCAGATTGAATTACACGATTATAAACGTGATGTTACGCTGCTGGCGCTAAACACTCTTAAGGATCATCAAGGAACGAGCTATACCGGTCAGATTAATGATGAACTAGGTCTCATGCTTAGTCATCCACCCAATGCTGGCGGGCTATCTGTCCCTACTTTTTTTGAAGAGACTGACCAACAAGGTAATCCTTACGAATTAATTGACTTACCTAAAGGGTATCTTTTCATATTCAATCCCAAAGGTGATACGTATACGCTTATCTTTCACATGGAAAAGCCAAGCGGAATTAATCCTTATTTAGATGTTCATACGACTTGGCGACAGGCATATCCAGCATTAGTCCGTGATGGAATTAAGACAGTGGGAACCGCTGGTGCAGTTGCCAAACTATTAAATGTGTTTAAAATTATTTAGGAGGAAATTTAACATGGATGTACAAAATATTTCAGAAGCAGTAATTGCCATTGTGGTCGCAATCATTGGGGTTATGACACCTTATCTAGCCAAATTTATTAAGTCCAACAAGACAGCACAAACTTTAGTGGACATCCTACCCACACTAGCTAAAGATGCCGTGGTAGCAATGCAAAAGCTAGGTGTAACCACTTATATCGAAGGAGTAGTTAAGAAATCGAAGGCAGCTAAAATTGTTGAGGCAGCTTTAAAGAAGTTAGGTTTTACTGAAACTGATGAGACAACTGTTACTAACGCCGTGGAATCGGCTTATGCCTCTTTAACTGCTGATGGCACCTTAGCAACTTATACGCAAGCTACTGCTGAAACAGAAGTCGAAGAAAAAACTGATGAATTAAAGGCTGCACAAGCAGCCGTGGTGACCGCGCAAGCTGCCTTAGCACAAGTACAAGCTTCTGTAACAACGGACACTACTACCACAACTAACTAGCAAGACTGATTTCTTATCTACGTTAGTAGAAAATCTGACGGTTAGTTCGACCGATACTGCGACTATTACCACGAACAGTGGCTTAGAATGCGTTTCTCAGGCACCTAGTAACGATTAGTCTTGGCAAAAAATTAAAAATGGATTAGGTTATAACTAGCCTTTCATATAAAACATCAAAGCCACTCATCTCATCACGAGGTGGGTGGCTTTTTTGCGTGCATTCTGCTGCATTTAAACGGACAAGTATACGTATAAAAGATGAACGTGTCGTCTAAGAACGTTTTGAGCTACGATTTTGGTACGTTTTCATATACATTTCAAACATTATTTTTTGCTCATTTGATAATTCACGTTCAGTTTTGTCTAAAAGTGCTGATATGAGATCATCTTGAGTAATATATCCTAAAGAATTTTGAATTGAGTTAATTCTGTTTACATTATTCTTTTGGAGTCGTATAGTTCCGTACGTTTTGTTTTTTCTAGGCCGCCCAACAGGATGTTTACTCGTTTCGTCTTTCTCCATATCTTTTATATCGAATGTTTTGTTAGGGCGAGATATGATTGTTTCTTCTACTGGCTTAGTTTGCTTTGGAACATTTCTGTTTTGTTTATTGAATTCCATTTTAGCCATTGCTATTTGCCCCCAGTCCGAGCAATAATTTCTTCCGTTAATTTGCTGTACAATGCGTGCAGCCTTATATCATGGAAATCATTTACACTAGTTAATCCTCTTTCTGATATTCCTTTTCTGTCGTACCGTTTCAATCTTTCCATATGGTGCATGATATTTTCAAAAATCATGTCTTTACCAAAGGTCTCTCTAGCATCTTTTATGATTTGATTGTCAATTCCAGAATTGTTTTTGAGCAAAACTGGAAGAATTCCGGCAATGTCGAAGTCTATAGTTGTGTGATTATTGTAGAATTCTTGGAGATATTCCCAAAAGGCTTCAGCACCGTCTAGTGATCTTTGCTGGGTTTGAAGAACAATGATTACATAATCTGTATCAAAAAGAGCGGTGTCGGTAAATATTGATAGTGTTGGCGGAACATCAAAAATAATATAGTCAAATTTATTTTCCACTGCAGATAGAAGATTACCAAAATATGACATTCTTTTTTCTTTGTAGTTTGGTTCATTAGGCATAAATTTTATTTCCAGAAAGTCTGGGTAGCTCACAAAGTCTTTATAAGAAGGCAATAAATAAAGATTACTCATTATTTCAACGATTGCATCAGGAATCTTTTCTTCTTTAATTGCAACCATCATAGTATTGTCAATCTTCAATTCAGAATTATGCTGTAGTCCATATGTTCTTCTTAATAGTTGAGTGGAGTTTGATTGAGGATCTAGATCGCATACAAGGGTTTTATACCCCTTCTTTGCTAATTCATAGGCGGTCATTACAGAGTTAGTTGTCTTACCAACACCACCCTTAAAATTCCCAAATAATATTTTTTTAGTCAATACGAGCCCTCCTTACTACAAAAAATAATACCATATATTTGATCGAATTTGTTTTTTTATTTAAATTTACTATTTGCATATTTGAATACCTTACTATTTGAATACCTTACTATTTGAATATTTGTGTACGTATATTCAAAATAAACGACACAATTTCTATTGGCACATCAACAAATCATTTTTTGCTATTTGTATATTTGAATACTGTACTATTTGAATACTGTACTATTTGAATATTTGTATATTACACTATTTGAATATTTGTATACATTAACTAATTTAATCTTTATTTTATCAATAAAATGGGGTAGGATATAAACATATAAAACATAATATAAAAAAACACCCACCAATTGGAGTTGGTGAGCGCCATCAAAAACAAGTAATTTATAGACTATTATAGTATGGCCGGTGCGATTTTGCAACCGTGGGAACCAAGCCACGTTATCGGGCTGGAGACAGCCTGGTCCAATAAACACGTTAGTCTTTACCTAATGAAAAAAGTGAGAGCGGTACGCGATACCCGTTAGGCATGACAGCCGGTTAGCCTGTTTGGAATCAAGTGGACACGTCAAGTGAGAGCGACCGCAATAAATCCCACTAGGAATCCTCCTTTAGCTATGTGAGTAAGGATTCCGAACGTGCGCACGACGAACAGTGCGGTGGTAAAGCGGGGCGTAAGCCCGGAGCTATCTCATGAGCTGGTAACCGAACAACTAAAAATACGTGTTATCAACGCCTAATAAGGGCGCTTTTTTATTAGGTTGATCCGAAAATGTAGGATTATAATGAGGTAGTGGCGTAAGCCATGATTACATAGCCAAACGACGGGCAACGACGACCGACGAGCTGAATCTTTTTCTCTAACTTAAACGTTAGGGAAAATTCTGCACTCAAAACAACCTTCCTCCCTCTAAGCTAAATGGAAACCCGAACCCGTCAAGTCAAAATCAAGTGCTTTACTTAGACGCTTAGATTTTTCAAAGGAGTCATGATGATTGATCTCACAAATTGCGAAATCGTCTTCACCGGGCGGTTGACTACGATGACCCGGCAGCAGGCGATCACCTTAGCCCAAACCTTAGGTGCGGTCCCTAAAAATTGGCTGACCGTCAAGACTGCTTATGTCGTGGTGGGTGTGGTTCCAGCAACCTTGGGGCATGTTGGTGTGACGCATAAATTAGCCAGTGCGGTACCGACGCTTACCGAAGCAGAGTTTTTAACCTGGGCCAGTTGGGTTTTAATGAAATGGTCTAGGAACCTCAGCGGGTAAATTTCACAAAGTGACCAAGTGGTCCCAATAAGGTTTCTCAGGTCTAATTTGGGTAGACCAATTAAAATTCACAAAGTACCGGTCAGTAACCTTGAGTTTACAACTACTGGGGATAAGGCCGATTATGTTAAGTAAATATTGGTATAGTTACTTTAATAAGCTCACAAGGATGTGTTTATTTTGGACAGAGATAGGATTATTAAGGCTTTAGAAAACGCACCACTTAAAGGCACGATGCATGATATGGCGCCACTTGTCTATGGATATATAGTTAATGCCACTCTCTTTTATGATGAAGTTATTAAAATAGAACCTCATATATTTAATGGATGTGAAAATGATAAGGCTATTCACAATAAGATTCATGAGGCTGCTTTGAAGTTAGTAAGTAAGCATTCAAAATTAAGCGATTATGGGGTTGCATTGACTGATAAGCGTGAAAACGAAGGTAGATATGGTTATCTTAATAGTTAAAAAAGGTCACTCCATACCTTTAGGGGTACAGGGTGGCTTTATGTTATTAAGCGTGTGTTATACTGGCTGTATGGTAAGTTTTAAGGGCGGTGGTGTCAATCTGAAAGGACTGGTGCCAATGATTTACGAAACTGAAAGGGATACAATGGTTTGTCTGTATTTCAGGCATTACAATTGGCAATTGATCTCTCGGGATTATTTATCTCGTTTGCGTTGTTAATTGTCGGTATTTTAACCCTAATTAAGCGTAAATAAAAAGCCGTCCCTTATACTTTAGCCAGTATGGGCGACTCTTTATTAATTGTCTTTTTCTAGCTACCGCCTTTAAAGCGGATCATGGGAAAGAGATCAGTGTGCAGCTGGTCTCTTTCTTTATACCCAAATGCTAACACACCCCACATAGATTGTACATTAATTTGTAGCTTCATTTGCTCGCTTATGCATGCCAAAATAATTTTCAGGTATGTTCTTAGCATGTCCAGGTTTCCAATGAATAGTTAGTTTCAAGTTTTTGGGTGCGTTATCCTTAACGGCCACGTACCTAATATGATCATGATCTTCAATTAAGAATATTCGTTGATAGTTGTTTAGAGTTTTAACGACGGTACAATCATCATGAGTAATTCCGAAAACGTCAGTGAATTCTGTCATAATATTACCTCCTAAAACGGGGACTATTTCGGGTTATTATAGCATTACAATAATAATTTACAGTTTACAATGACTCGGCTGACGTTTGCTTATGACATGCCTCTAACCATAATTTAATTCAAAGGGTTGACTTGCACCAAGTTTTAGGTTATTATTCACATATAAAGAGATTTCTTTAATCCTATTTATTCCTCAAAATAGATTAAGGTTAAAGTCTTGAAAGATCACCCTTCCCCAAACAAAGGGCGATCTTTCTTTAGTTATCTTTATAGTATTTTGCAATGTGTTGTCTTCTGAGAGAGCATACATTGATTTTTTGCTTTAGAAAATGTATTATAATACCTGTAGTATCCAATTAATGCCGTTATTGTTTCCTCCTTTCTGTCCCCTAGCAGAAAGGTTTTTTTTATGCACTTTTACAGGCTCTTTGTCAACTGGTATTGGTGGAGAGTTTTGAAACGCATTTGACTTTATGTCAGATGCGTTTTTGTTTACTCTCGAATTAATAAAATTCAAATTAGAACAAAAGCAATAAATAGCTGACAGGCAATTATTGTCGGCTATTTATTGCTTTTGACAATGAATGCGAGTGGCAGGGGTCGAACCTGCATCTATTAAGGTTTTACTGTTGGGCAGTAGATAATTCATTGTTCTACCGTTGAACTACACTCGCATGGTGCCAGCAAGACTGGCAAAATTGATTATAATTAGTATTCATACATATAGGAATGGTTTTTAAACAATCCAGAAAAAGTATAACGAATTTTGTTGCTGGCATATTTTCTAACATAAATGGTCATAGAGGATCCGGATTGACTTAATCCGCTAATTTTATACGTGTTTCCTTTAGCATTTCAGCTTTTAACGTCGATCATGTTTGGACGTGAAATTTGATTTTATTAATTAAATTTAGTATCATAACGACATAAAAGACGACCAGTAGTTGGAATATTGAACGTCCAGCATGAGTCTAGCATGTGATCGGGTGGAGCTAATCGTCTATATGGTGGTTAGCTTTTTTAGTTATTGCTGAGCGTGACAGTAGCCAAATTGCTATGGCAAAAGCCACAGGTTCATCCCTCACGTTCCTAGATAAGCACATACGCATCACCACCTCTAAGCCTAAAATGTGAAGGCGATGTGTTACCTGCTATCTCACTAAGCCTCATTGAGGGGATCAATCCTCAACTTGACCATACATAATATTATGCATCAGTTGTTCAGTATTACAATGTTTAATTTTAGCCGAGTAGTTCATTTATTAGCCTCTTGTTTTCTAACAGAGTTTTTAAGCCTTAAGTTTAGAGTATCATTTTCTTTGCTAAGGTTAGTAATCTTTTGCTGAAGCTTTTTGATTTCAATATTTTTGTTATCTTCTAGTTCTTTGTATTCTTTTCGTTTACGAAGGTTTGCAGTAATGGAGAAGAGAAAAATTATTAGAGCGCCAAGAAGTACACAGAAAAAAATTAGGAGGACTAGCGACAATGATATGTGGGTAGCCAAAAGATTTACCTTTACTGTTTCAGTATTAACAAGTGCAAATATTGCAACTATAATTAATAAAACAATTGATAAAACGGTAGTAAATTGCTTTTTCATAATAATGCTCCCTTTGTTTTCAGCTTTTACCGACTTCCGTGTCTGGTCTCATGTAATTATAATACCGCTAATCTACTAGATTAGCGGTATTATTTCTATCAACTGATCACATAGGACTCGGACCCATGGCAAACCACCTGGTTAATCGAACTTGTGTTCTTTTTTAGTGCTAAGTTAAGTCCCCGTGTAGGGGACTTAAGAAAATGCTACGCCAAGTAGCTTCATGCCTTCTTTGTTGTCAATACGTACATTGGGATAATCGGGATTTAGTGAAATCAATTTTGCATACCCATCATCATCAACAGCTAAACGTTTAAGGTAGGCACACCCATCATAGATAGCAGCAACTGTCTGGCCGTCACGATATTGGCCAACCTTCTTGATGAAAACAACTTGTCCATTGTGGTAATACGGTTCCATTGAACTGCCATTGATCTTAAAAGCATAGTCATAATTATCAGGCACTGGTGCTGGTACAGTTACAGAGAATGGCTCACTGTTATCATCTAAGTATTCCCCAACACCGGCTGACAATACGCCGTCAACCTCAATAGTAGTTGTATTATGCTTACTGGGAAAGGTAACAATACTAGGAGAAGTATAAGATAGTCGGCTTTTAGCAAACTCGTAAACTTCTTGCTGATGTTGTATAGAAAGTAATCTCATTAATTGACTTGTTTTAACGACTAAATCGCTACTGTTAGTTTCTCCGTCAGTAATTCTACCAATACTAACCCCAAATAAATCTGACATTTTTTGAAGAGCACCCATACGAGGAGTTTTCAAACCTGTTTCCCAATTGGATACGGATTGTTTAGAAACCTCTAATTTATCTGCTAATTGTGCCTGGGACCACCCCATCTTAGATCGAAGAACTTTTATTTGTTTTGAAATTTTGTTTGCTGATGTCATAATTAATCCTTCCTATCTATGTCATAAATATAGTATAACATATTGTTATATAAAATCAACTTTAAGTTTTAAAAAGTTATATAAAGTTATTGACTATAACTTAAAGTTGACTTATAATTTCATTTGTAATCAAGAAAGGAGGAACGACATGCAGGCTACTAAATTTAGAATATCATTAAAAGCAGCAAGAATTAATGCAGGCTTTAGCCAGGAACAAGCAGCTGAATGGATTGGACATTATTTTGGGACAAGGGTGTCACGACAACGGGTATCATATTTAGAAGCTAATCCTGACGATATTGCCCCTGGATACGGTAAAGCATTTGCAGAGTTGTATCAAGTACCTATTGATATGATTAATTTTGTCCCGAAGTCAACTTTAAGTTATACAATCGGAGATAAGGAGCTTTTTGAATGAAACAATTACAAAGCTTTACAAACGGATACATCAACTTGCCAGTTCGACAAATGGAAGGCGGCAATATTGAATTTGATGCTGAACAGGTCGCCATCGGAATTGGTCTTACCCATTTAGCAGTTAGTGGCAACTTAGTAGTCAGATGGGATCGTGTTAGGAAGTACCTATCGTGCCCAGAAGTGGGCACGGGTGATTTTATCACTGAGCCGCAATTTTACGAACTGGCTATCAAAACCAATAGTAAAAAGGCTAAAAGATTTCAATATTGGGTAACTCATGACGTGCTTCCATCAATTCGTAAGAATGGCGTTTACATGACTGACCAGACAGCCTACGACATTACACATGATAAGGACGCTCTAGGGGACTTGCTGTTGCAAGCAGGTAACCAGCTTAAGCAAAAGGACTTGGTTATCCAAGAGTTAAAGCCAAAAGCGGATTATACCGACAAGATGTTATCCAACAAGGGGCTAGAAACAATCTCGATGATTGCTAAGAACTACGGCTACACAACGCGTGAGTTTAATAAGCTGTTACACGGCTTAGGCATTCAATACAAACAAGGGAAAACATGGTTGCTGTATGCCAAGTATCAAGACGAAGGTTATACGCACATTGAACCATACGAGTATACGAACAGCGATGGCATTACACATGTACGCAACACGATGAAGTGGACGCAAGCAGGACAAAAATTCTTATACGACTTTTTGAAGTCAAAGGGAATCATGCCACTAGTTGAACAGCTAGCATAGGAGGAAAAACAATGGATAAGAAGCTTCGAAAGGCAGTACGAGAATATTTATTGGAATTATTAATCGAAAAAAATAAAAGCCCAGAAATGGCGGCAACTATCACTGAACTTTATAGATTGTTACTTGAATAAGACACTCATGATGTCACTTCGGCCAATGTCAAAGATTGTATCACCAATAAATTTAACGTCTCCGTGGGCATTATTTAAAGAAAAATCAGCAAAATCAGTAATTGATACCTTTTCACCCATGAAATCCCTAGTTTGAATTTTCTTTAGGTTAGAGACCGAAACTAAATCGTGAGACGTTGTGGTAATTTCAACAGTATTCATATAGATTCACCTCGATTAATTGGAATAACTCAAGTATACGACTGAAAATAATTTAGCAGACAGCCAAGGAGTGAGACTTATGGACAACAAAACATTAGGAAAATTTATTCACAGAATGCGCATTAATAACGGTATGACTATGACGGAATTTATCAGCCTTATTGATGACACCCAGCGTTCTAAAGGCAGTGGTTCAACAGTAATCTATTGGGAAAGCGGAAAAAGTAAGCCTAGCATTAAACGATTGAAAAAATTGCTGATTTAGCCGGTACAACAGTTAGCGAGATTTTGAGTGAGGAATAGGAGAAAGGAATGATTCTATGTACGAAGTTTACCTACTAGCGGGATTTTTAGTCTTCTGGTTAACAGTAATTGTGTTGATTGCATCAGCTGGTTATCAGCTGCACAAGTCAGTTGTCCGTGCTGGTGGCTGGGCACCACTTTTGGAAGATTTCTTTGGACTGGAGGATCAGCATGAAAATTAACGTTGGTGACAAGGTCAGATATGAAGATACGTACGCTATAGGCATCAAGATAGTATCAGCAGGTGTTGGCAAAGTATTAGAACTCAAACCAGACACCTATGGAAAGTCAAAAAAGCAAATTGCTGTAATCAAGCAGCGGGGCCGCGAACCATTTGAAATGTTTACCAGTGGTTTACAGGCAATTGACCGATAAAAATGACGGCCAAACAGGGTCAAAAGAGGTGGCTAAAGATAGGACACGTAAAGGCTGTTGTATCAATGGATTACACGATTATATTTTGGTTGCGATTATATAGAGTATTCGCAAGTGGTTAGAGGTGTCTCATGACTTTAAAAATTAACGAGTATTTGCTAGATTGTCGTGACAACGAACTAGCTACTAACACGATTAAAAATTATGCCAATACGCTTAAAAGATTGGACACATGGCTGGCTGGAAAACCACTGACTAAGGAATCTTTGATTGAATACAAGCTTAGTTTGAAGGAAAGTGGCCACTACAAGCTGACTACTCTGAATCAGAAGATTACAGCCATTAATATCTATCTCAATTGGGATAACAAATCAACTTTGATACTCAAACAATTTCGGCATCAAACTACCGTTCATCGTGAATCGATTAATCAGAATGAATACCATCGTTTGCTAAAATATTCAGATGGGGAATTACGCTTGTTAATCCTTACAATCGGTAATACTGGTCTACGGATAAGTGAGGTATGTGCACTTAAAAAATCTGATTTAGAGGGCCGGGTTATTTCTGTTGAGAACAAAGGAAAAACTCGTTCTGTAGCTATTCCAGTATTTGTTAAAAAACAATTGAAACGTTTTATGCTCGGTAAGCAAGATGACGCCATTATATTCTGTAAAACTCAGTCCTGGTATCGGAAAGAGTTGAAAAGCTTGTCCGAACCAGCACGGATTAAAAAATCAAAGATATATCCACACTCATTGCGTCACTATTTTGCTAAGCAGTTTATTAAAAACGGTGGCGATTCAACGGAACTACAACAGATGCTAGGCCATGCCAGTATTCAAACTACAACAATCTATACACATATGGATCCTAACGAACTTTCAGATAAATTTCGGGAGATTCACAACGTCTAATTAATGATGAATAAGATTGGGGGCAAGTAAAACCATGGCAAGACTCATAAAGAGAACTAATAATGCTTATACGAATGTGAGTAACAAGGTTGTTAGAGATGCTAGTCTTAGTTGGAAGGCCAGAGGGATATTTCTATATCTATGGAGTCAATCCGATAATTGGAACTTCTACGTTAGCGAAATTGAACGACATTCAGTTGATGGACGAGAATCTCTGCAAAACGGATTAAAAGAATTGGAAACTGCTGGATATTTAGTCCGGTCCGTTAAGTTTGACGAAGTCAAAAAGATAAAAGGAATGGAGTGGGTTTTATCAGATTTCCCGTCGAACGGGAAACCCGTCGGACGGGAAAGCCGTCCAAGGGAAAACCCGTCACTAAGAACTACTAATAATAATAATTACCAAAATAAAGAAATACTAAATATAAGTAAAAACCATAGTGTAGGTAGCACAGAAACTGAGTTTCCTTGGCAATCTATAATTGACTACCTTAACGAAAAAACTGGCAAACATTTTAAACACACTAGTACTAATAAAGGATTAGTCATATCACGCTATCATGATGGGTTCACCACCAACGATATGCGAAAAGTGATTGATCATCAGTGTGAGCTGTGGTTAAACAATCACGATATGGCTCAATACTTACAACCATCCACTTTATTTAGAGCTAGTAAATTTGAAGGGTATTTAAACGCTGTGCCAGCTGAACCAAAACACGAGGGACACAAGTATTGGACAGGAGGATAGTATGGAGAACGTTACTTTTGACCAGCTGTATATTCAACGCTTAGCAAAAGCCCATCATGTAGACTTAAACAAGTTGCCAACTAAAACAGAATTAGACAAAAAAACTGCTGAACAAGCTGTTCAACAAGTGAAACGAGGCAAGATGAAGCGATATTACAAATACTCAGTTTGGTCTGGAAATATGCCAATTAAGTTTTCGTTTAGCAATTGGGACATTGGCAAGCAAGATGATCCACAGTTGGCTAAGTCTTTAGGAAAAAAGGCGTTCGTGCTGTCTAATCAATTAGAAAAGCAGAACTTTAACGTTGTTATGATGGGTGAACGTGGCGTTGGTAAAACATCGTTAGCACTGGCAATGCTGGACTACCTGATGGAGCATGGACATAGCGGCATGTTTATATCGACTGCTGAATTATTAAAGATGGTTAACGATAAGTATGATGATTCATCAATTCGTCCTAAGCTGATAAATATAGCGCGATCAATGATTGAGGTTGATGTATTACTGCTAGATGATTTTGGCACCGAGGGTGGCATGACTGGTAACATTAAACCGGTGCATAAAGACTTGCAGGATTTAATGTACCAGGTGTCAAATGCTCGCGTAGACTTTAACCATAATCGGTCACGTGGTACCACAATCATTACGACGAATAACACAAAAGGACAATTGAAGCAGATGTATGAAGGGAAGTTCATTGATCGGGTATATCCAAACAATCCAGAACATCAACTGCTTTTTGATGGCATGAAAGGAGTTCGTAACGTATGAGTAATTGTCCATTATGCCATGGAACTGGTATCGTTTTACAATATACGGCGAGTGCCGTCACAGTTGGACCATGTCCAAACTGTAATGAATCGTTGAAGAAGAAACATAAACATGAATTTGATAAACTGAGACAAAAAGTTCAACGGTGAAAGGGTGATAATAATGCTTGATTACGAGGCTTTAAATAAGCTAGAAAAACAATATGGCAATATTAAGCTAGTGCCAGAAGGCAATCCGTTATTAAGTAAGCTTAGAAAGTCTGCGATTGGTAATGAAGATGACCCACAAGTAAAACATCCCAATATTAGCACTAATATCAGTAACGATGATGTGGTTGAGATTCAATACTATTGGGATCATGGTGTTCGTGATGCAAATAAAATTGGCCGTCTAATGGGACGTGATCATATTTGGGTAACTAGGCGGCTAGCAGTGATGGGCCTTAACACCATCAAGCATAAGCGGATTAGTAATGCGGAACAACGG